CGGCGGCATGCAGCAAAATAGCAGCAACGGCAACGGCAACGGCAACGGCAACGGCGGCATGCAGCAAAATAGCAGCAACGGCAACGGCAGCAATGGTCTGTTACAAAGCATCAATGGATTATCGCAAGGGTTATCAACTGGTAGCGGTTGTAATAGACCCGCAACTGTTCCACCCTGCCCACCTTGCGAACGCTGCCCTGAACCTGCGTTTGATTGTAAACGCGTTCCTAATTATAATAGCGTAACATCTAATGAATATTTACCGCGTCCGGTTCTGAACGACTTTAGTCAGTTTGGAATGTAACTTTACGTAAACATATTTATAAAATAAATATATATCTGTATATATTATAAATGACTGATAAAGGGTTAGCGATAATTGGAGAAAATATAATTAGTAAAGGAATATTTGTTACTACAAAAAATAACACAGCCAGTTTAAATTTTTCTGTTTATGATTCTGAATATTTGAAACAACTTTCTGATTTGTTATCTGGATTTGTAAAGAAAAATTTTAAAATTAATTTAAATAAAGAAAACTTTAAAAATCTAGTGTTAAATGTTTATTCTGGGTTTAAAACAAACCAACCTAATACCGGTGGAAATGGTGATAATGGTGATAATGATGATAATGGTGATAATGGTGATAATGGTGATAATGGTGATAATGATGATAACGAAGGAACAGGAAATATAGTTCCGTATCAACCACAAACACATACTGAAATCACGAAAAACACATCAAAAAAATCAGGATTTATAACGAGTATGTGTAATAATATGAATTCATATGATATTAAAGTAATTGGAATTTTTGTAGTCGCGTGTATATTAATATATTTAGGTTATAATTCATTAGATGAAATGACAACCAGCGTAATGGGTAAAAATATAGTAACTATTACGAATGAAATATTGGTTGAAAATAGTATATTTCAAGTACCATCAACAATAATAAATTTGATAACAAAAAGAATTAGTGAACAATCTACACAATTATTTAACACAGCAACCAGTGAAATATCATCAAATGTAGCAGCAGTCTGTTCTACAAATGCCGGTATAGTAAATACACTTTTTACCACAAATTCTTATACAAGTTGTGTTACGGCACAAACAACAACTGAATTAGCAAGAATAACCGCACAGCAAACATATTATATGACTACAACCTTAACAAAAACATTGTCAGGTGTGACCAGTGGACTAAATTTATTGTATATTGGTTTGGGATTATTTGGTTCTAGTTCTGGTTATATTGCGGTTAGATTGGGTGTTAAAAATTTAAAACATAACAAAGAGTTAACCAATGGTAGTAGTAATATGATAGATGGTTCTGATCGTATACAAGAAGTAGATGGAGGAAATAAATCCAGAAAATCCAGAAAATCCAGAAAATCCAGAAAATCCAAGAAATCCAAGAAATCCAGAAAATCCAAGAAATCCAGAAAATCCAAGAAATCCAAGAAATCCAGAAAAACTAAAAAGCATTAAGTTTGTATGAATTGATTACCATAGATACCCCATATCATAAAACTCATATCATAATCATTCTATATGAAAATAATTATGATATTATAAATCAATTCCGTTTTTTCATGCATTTTTGGTCAATCTGCATCGTTTTACATTTTTCTTCTTGTGGGACAATTTTTATAATACATTTAGATTTTTTACCATACAGTGGTTCAGTACAACCTTTTTCTTTTTTAGAATCTTTATTGTTTTTCATAGTTTTGTTTTTATTATCAGCTTGAATAGTTTTAATATCAAATAATTTCGGTTTTTCGCTTGTACACCGTGCTCTAAAATGTTCATATCTCTCACGCACATCACAATAAGAGAGACCAGATTTCTTTTTTAACATTTTATTCACCAATTCATGGAGTTTATAGACATACCGCGAGAAAGATTCACGATTTTTCATATCTTCAGGACGTAATGGGAACGCTTTAAAATTTTTAGTTAAATTGATACGGCAATATTTACAAGGTAAGACATGTTGTAAAGATAAAATAAAATCGCGATAATGTTTCTTGTCATCCGCCGACGGATGTATTGGGTAATTAAAGGACATCGTATGTAAATAATGCCACATACTGGGCCCCCATACGGTAGTTAACATTCCATCACCACTATAATAATCTTTTTTCCGGAAGGTCCTTTTTTTCAGTTGAGGTTTAATGGAAGATAGTGTTTTTTTTCCCTTTTTTTTCAATGTTACATTTCTACGCATTGATTTTCTACGCATTGATTTTCTACGCATTGATTTTCTACGCATTACTAATTTACTTGTATACTAAATAGATAGATATATATTTTTACAAATTTTTATAATATATTATAAACATTTGTAAAATAGTATATTATAAGATAATATAATAACATTTATGAATAAATCTTTAGAAAGTTACTTTGATAATACTAAACAATTACATTTATTATTAGCTATGTCACTCTTTATTATAATTGCTACAATTGCAATACCAAATGGATTCCAGTATACAAAAGGAATTGGACAGGGTATTGTAATTGCTGTATTATCCTATATTTTGTATAAAAATTACAATGAAACATATACTCTTCAATTAATAGAAAAAGATATGATAGAAAAATTAAAGAATATGAAGGATACTAAAAAAAAAGATAATGATAAAGATAAAGATATGGATTTAATAGATATAAAAAGCAATACAATCGCAAGTTATACCTTATGTGGGTTTATAAGTATACTTCTTTTATATTTTATTTATTCTATTTTCTTTTAAGATTTATAATCGCATCATAATAAGATACATCATCTCTATAATTTTTTCTTAAAATTTCAACTAGTTTACCTTGTGATGTTTTATAAAGCATAATTATTGAGTTATATACTATTTTATTATATGATACCATATTGTTTTTATATATTATTTTATTATAGAATAGTATTTTATTACAAAAAATAAACTATACGTTCTTATTTACATTATATTTATTCTAATAAATATATATAATGAAAGTTGGCGACATACAACAAAAAATAATGAAAACTGTAGGAAACGCCCGTTTCTTTATTATTATTTCTTTAAGTGTAATTTTTTTAATTGCATCAATATTTGTATACCGTAAATATGTTTCAAATCGCATTAATGCTAGTTATGTAGCAAACAACGAATTTAACACAAGTAAACCTGGTTTAGAATCAGTGGATATGTATTTCTTTTACACTGAATGGTGTCCTCATTGCAAGACGGCGAAACCTATTTGGTTTGATTTTAAGAAAGAAATGGAAGGCAAAAAGGTGAAAGGAATTAAAATTAACTTTTTTGAAGTGGATTGTGATAAAGATTCCGCTACCTCGGATAAATTTAACGTGAAAGGGTTTCCCACAATCAAAATGATGAAAGGCAATCAGCTCATTGAATATGATGCGAAACCAAGCAAAGATACTTTACACGAATTTGTTAGAACTTCTTTAGAATAAATATTATACAGAATAAATATTATATAAAAATTGAATTATATTTTATATGATATAAACAATAGTACATTATACATTAAAAATGACTCAACGCGCCGAGTGGTCAGCACATTGGCTGAATGATTCAAAGAATTCATTTGACGTTAAAGCAAAAGATGGGACACTTAAACAATTTCAAAAAGGAACTTGGGTGATTTTGCCTGGACGGGATGATAAAGTTATTATAGATAGTATTGTTGCTCCTTTTCAGAATGAAGAAGAGAGACAAATGGTATTAAAGCAATATGGCAATAATAACAATAATAATGAAACTGGAAAAACAACAATAGATTTAGGTCCTCGCGGTATTACTTATTTGCCTTGGCGTTATGATGAAAAACGGTTTGCTACAATGTCTTTTACTATGCGCGGAAATGGCCGATTCATTATTTGTTATCCGGTTGGTATAAGGCATTTTGGGCAACATATTGATTGGGATCTTCTTGAAATAACATCTCCACCTGATAATATTGATGACGCATTGGTAAAAGAAGTTTTAGAAAGAACTGACGAATGAATTAAATTATAAAGGGTCAATATTAGGTTGGTCAGATTCAGGTTCAGATAAAGATACCAAAAAAAGATCCGCTTGTTTATACCCACTCTCAATAATATCGCGTCTTAATGTTTCATCGGATAATGCTTCTATCCATCTATCAAACCCCGCCAAATCTTCTATATAACATTTAATTGTATATTTCACTTCTGTTTGTTGAGGTTCTGTATCTAGCGATATTTGCATTTTTTTTAGTAAACATAAGAATAAATCAAAAATAGAAGAATCTTCTTCATTCACCGTATATTTCTTACCACTCCAAATATTTTTAAATGCAAGTATTTCATCTAATTCACATTCTTGGTCTTGAATGCAATCATTTAATGGAAAATTATTAAGTAATCCACCGTCTATAAAGCAATGTTCATTTTTTATTATCGGTTGAAAAATAACTGGTATTGCCATACTCATTTGTAATGCTTCAACAACTGATAAATCAGGGAAGGTTTTATAGGACAAATCGTATTTTTCCAAACACGTGCTATTGATATCTGTAGTAAACATATGCAGTTCTATTTTAGTGTAATTATATAGTTCTAATAACGTGATGTTTGGATCTAAATCTTTACCTTTTAGTAGCGGAATGACGGCTTCTGTGAAAAAACGCTCATTGATTAAACTCTTTTTTTCATAAATATCAATAATATTCACTCTTGATTCGCCGACTAATTTTCCCCACGGACGTTTTATAAAATAATCATCAATCCAGTCCCATTCATAGCCAAGAGAGATAATTAAACCGACATAAGCGCCGATAGAACATCCGTAAATGCTTTTAATATCTGCTAATTTCCAAAACTCTTTTTTTTCTAGTTGTGATACAATACCGTAACTAATTAACCCTGAAGGTCCACCGCCACTGATTACAATATGTTTAATAGTCATTATTGGAATTGTAATACTTTATCTAATTAAATATATTAATTTTGTGTTTATATAATATTTTTTTACAAAGGATATTATATTATACTATTTTTTACAAAGGATATTATATTATACTATTTTTTTATACAAAAAAGGTTTATATCTTCATTTTTTTTCCGTTATACAAAATATATAGAATAAACAGTGGCGAATGAATACCATATTTACTCTTGGCGATGAATCTAGCGAAAAAATGAAACTTAATTTAGATGAATTATATGAGAAAAAACAACAGCAGGATTTAGGTACATTATCTCTCTACAATAAAATTTTAGGACGTATTCATACAAAAATTAAAACGGTATCGCGCCAACAAACCAAAGAACAGTTCTGTTGGTATGTGATGCCCGAAACAATGATTGGAGTGCCGAAATATGATCATGGTGCTTGCACTGCTTATATAATTGACAATTTACAAGATAATGGGTTTATTGTGAAATACACGCATCCTAATTTACTGTTGATTTCGTGGGCGAATTGGTGTCCGTCGTATGTACGGTCAGAGATTAAAAAGAAAACGGGGGTAGTGATTGACGGGAATGGCCGACGGTTAGATTTAGACGAGAATGGTAAGGTCATTCCTGGCGGAAATAACAACAATAATAGCAACAGCGGTATTAGCGATGATCCGAATGAATTGATGTTTCATCGCAGCAAAAATGGTAACGATAGCGTAAAAGCGAATAAAGAATATACGTCTATTGATAGCTATAAACCTTCGGGCTTGATTTATAATGAAAATTTATTGAGACGGATAGAAGATAAAACCAGATAAGAATGCTAGTAGTTTTTTTTTGATTTTATAAAATTTTAGATGATTTTATAAAATGAAGTGATATTTTTTTACACCTTGAAGATTTACAATCAGACGCATTTAGTGCCTCACATATAACGAAAGGGTGGCTGTTACTGATAAATCAATTAATTATAATTGTTTATGCAATATATCCTACGGGAGCACCCCATATTTTAATAATAAACTTACCAGCACTATATATGCCATCAGTACTAGCATTACCAGATGTCAAGAATAATAATTTACCATTAGCAGCAGAAGTTGCAGGAATTATCGATTGTGCATAACCACTTCCAACTCCTGTTGCCAAAGTTCCAGCAGATGGAGCTACCCAATCGGCATTGGCGATCATAAGCGCTATTGGATTATTTGGCACTGCGTCTTCTGTGCTAGTACCGGTATCTCCATAATATAAATCTATATCGGCAACGCCACCCGCTGGCGTTTCATTACATAACATTTCAATTCTTATAGGTTGTCCATGAGTTGCATCAGCAAAAGTAAGTAATTGACAGTCAGCAGTATCTGCTTTACCAATAATATCATTTAGGCCTGTCCCAGAACTAAGACCAGTTAAATCTATTTGGATTGTTGTACAAAATAATCCACCAATCTTAATCGTATTTATATCAAATTTGGATTGAGTAGTAAGAACTGAAGTAATTCCCGCCGCACCTGTTCCATGATTTGCGACAGTTAACGTGCCTCCGACATAAAGTCTGGTTGTAGATGTATCGCCATTTAATGTTATTTCACCTGTTCCTGATGTAAAAGTGCCTGTCCCCTGCATTAAAATATCTTTATCAGCTGCAATAGTGACATCCCCATTCAATGCAACAGCACCTGTTCCTGACGTAAAAGTGGACGCACCTTGCATTAAGATATTCTTTGCACTTGCGACAGTCACATCCCCATTCAATGCAACAGCACCGGTTCCTGACGTAAAAGTGGACGCACCTTGCATTAAGATATTCTTTGCACTTGCGACAGTCACATCCCCATTCAATGCAACAGCACCGGTT